TCGGGGACGCCCAGAACGTGCCGCAGATGCAGGACTTCATCGACGAGCAGGCCATGCAGCAGGTGCAGCAGGCCATGTCCGCTCCTCCGTCCGGAAATCCGGCGGAGGGGGGTGTTGCTCAAACCGCGCCTTCCCCTTCTCCTACGGGTGAGCCACAGGCGGTTCCTGCGCGTGCGCAGGCAGCGATCGCCGGGGCTGCTGCGAGGATCTGATGCCGTCCTACGAATTCACGACGAACGAAGGGCTTGTGGTCGAGTGCGTCTTCGCGATGAGCGAGGTGCCTGCGATCGGCTCGACGTACCAGCATCCGACGCTCGGGCTGCTTACCCGCATCGCGTCATCGACGCAGGTCAGCCCCAACTTCACCACAGGAACCTATCCCTACGTCAGCCGCGCCCTTCCGCGCAACATGGCCGGAATGAAGTGCGACTCGCAGGGACACCCCATCATCCACAGCCGCCGCGAGGAACGCAACGTTGCGTCCAAGCACGGCTATGTTCGAGCAGAGGACTGACATGGACAGCATCGCTGAACCCATCGTGCAGACCGAAACCCCGTCCAGCGAGGCGGGGGAGAAGGTCACGCAGGACGACACGCACTCCACCGAAGCCGTCGAGGTGAACTCGGTGGACGAGGACGATGCCATCCTTGCGCGCCTTCTCGACGACGTGGACTCCGATGACGGCGAGGCTGACGTGGATTCGTCCACCCTCCCTCACGTCGAGGAGAAGCCCGTGATCGCCTTCGACCGTGACGCGGTCGCCAAGATCCTGAAGAGGGACGGCGTACCCGACGAGGTCATTTCCTCGGCTTCCCCGGAAACTCTCGCCAAGTGGGCGGAGTCGGCGGCGAAGCGACAGAAGGACGTGGACTCGTATGGCAGTCGAATGAAGCAGTTGGAGGAGCAGGTGACGAAGGGCGCCCAGCAGAACTCGACGGTGCAGGACAACACGCCTGCCCCGGCGGAGACGCCTGCCTCGGCTGATCCCTTCGCGCAGATGGCGGCGGTGTACGGCGACGATGTCGTCAGTCCCGTCCGCATGGCCTTCCAGCAGCAGCAGGCGCAGATGCAGGAGCAACTGCTGCTTGCGCAGACCCGCGCAGCCGATGTCTCGCTCCGCGTCCAGTACGGTGCCAAGGCTCCGTCCTACGACGCGGTTCTCGCGAAGATGTCGGAACTCGGGGCTGCGAAGCCGGGTGGGTACGCAAGCGTCGATGAACTCGCCGCCGCCGCCTACTCGGCCATCGTTGGATCGAAGCCGTCCGCGCCCGTGAACCAGCGCGCAAGCCAGCCGACCGCCCCGAAGGGTGGCCCGGCCCCGGTAAAGCCGCCTCCGCGCGACGAGGACGACGACATCCTTGACCAGATCATCTCGGGCGGAAACAGTCGTCTCCGTCCCGCAACACGCAAGTAAGGAGCAAGGCAAATGCCTTCGATTACCCAGTTCAACGACTTCATGCAGTCCACCGGGCCTGCGTACCTGAAGTCCGCCGATGCAGTCATCAACGAGGCCGTCAAGAACAACTACGTCCTCTCCCGCATGCTGAAGGAGAAGGCCAGCGAGACGCTGGTTCAGGGCGGTACGTCCATCAAGGACGTGATCGTCTTCGACGACGCCTCGACCTACCAGAAGTACCAGCCCAACGACACGTTCACTTGGAACAACCCGCAGGTCACGGACACCCTGTCGGCCCCGTGGCGCTTCTCGATGGACTACATGTCGTGGACTGATCAGGAGGTCGAACTCAACGACGGCGACGCCAAGGTCATGTACAAGCGTCTTAAGCGCGTCAAGGAGATGCGCATGTGGACTTCCATGCTGAACGGCATGGAGAACGACCTGTGGGCCAGCCCCTACGCCAACGCCGGGAACATGGAGACTGGCGGCAAGGAGCCGTACTCACTTCCGTCGTTCATCACGGAGACGATCACGAACTCGACCGCTACGCTCGGTGAGCGCGGCATGATTCCCGCCGGATGGGGTACGACCACCATCCTCGGCATCAATCCGCAGAACGATCCCCGCTGGTCGAATCAGGTGTCGTTCTACAGCCGTCAGGCTGACGTGAACAGCGCGGTGACCGCGAAGGCCGCTGGCGACTACACGGGCCACAACGCGAACGCCAGCATCGTCCGCAACGTCTACAGCCTGTTCGGCGCGTTCGACGACATGTACCTCAAGGTGCAGTTCAAGGCTCCCCTGACCCAGCGTCAGTACTTCGAGGAGACGAACTTCCAGCGGCAGATGATCCTCTGCTCTAAGGATGGCATCAACTTCTACAAGCGCGGCCTCCGTGCGACCAATGACATGCTGGTCAGTCCGCAGGACAGCGCGTACAACACCCCGACGTTCTCCGGCATTCCGCTGGAGTACTGCGCCAACCTCGATACCGCTGCTATCTACCCGGCAGTCGCGGCTGGCGTTTCGGACGGATCTGTGTCTGATCGTAACGGAAAGACCATTGACAGCGCCAGCACCGAGTTTGGCGCTGCCACCGTTGACAAGGGCGCGCGTTTCTGGTTCGTGAACGGCGCGTACCTCACGCCGATCTTCCACAGCACCCGCTACATGAAGAAGCACGACGTGATGCGTCACCCGAACCAGCCGTTCACTTGGGTGCAGCCCGTCGATTGCTGGTGGAACCTGTTCTGCAACAGCCGCCAGCGTCACGGTATCGTCGCCCCGCTCCGCGTCTCCTGATGAAATCACGGGGGCGGGAGCGATCCCGCCCCCTCTACCACACAAGGAAGGACACACACAATGATTCTTGCTCCCAACAACGGTGCGCTCGGGATCCAGCCCGCTGGCACCTCCGCGCGCTGCATCAACCGCGATTCCACGGCAGTCGTCGTCGGAAACGTCGTCATCACGTCGTTCAACCACTCCAGCGTCATCTATCCTCCCGCGGAAACCGTCGCGAGTTTTGAACTCTCGCCGTTCTCCTGCGTGAAGTTGGCTGAAGGCGATGTCAATGCCTCGTCTGGTGACGGCTCGCACTCGAACGCCGGATACATCGGCGTCGTCACCTCCCTTCCGTCCGGTTCGGGCGCGCAGGGTCAGGTGGTCAACGTGCAGTTCGGCGGCATCGCCACCGCTCTTGTCCGCGCGACGACCAACAACGTCGTCGTCGGCAGCAAGTTGTTCCTGTCCGATACGGCTGGTCGTTTCGGCAACGAGGCTGATTCGGCAAACCCGGACACGACCGTCGCGATCGCTCTTGGCGGCGTGACGGCTGCGGCGTCCGCGAACATCCCCGTTCTGCTGTTCAACGGCCCGATTGATGGCACGGCTACGGCCCTGACCTGATCTGACGCAACCATTCACCACTGGCCGGGGAAACCCGGCCAGTGGAATTACCCATGCTTACCTACGGCGATCTCAAGAACCACGTCCTGCTTGCCATCGGCGGTCGTCCTTCGACGGCCTCCGGGCAGACGGTCGCGGAACGTCAGGCGGAGATCATCAACACCGCAGGGGAGCATCTGTTCACCCACCCGTGGAAGTTCCGGGAGGCGACCTCGACCGTCACGACGGTCGTGTCGCAGTCCTACGTCGCGCTGCCATCTGACTTCGCTGAACTGACGCAGGTCTGGAAGCAGGATCAGCCTCTGTGGATCCAGTCCCCGGAGGAGGTCGAGACTGCTCGACAGACGAACTACCCGGATCTGACGTGGCGCGCATACGTCAAGACGGTGCTTCCTACCACGATTGCCCCGACGCAGTCGTTCCGTCTGGAGTTGTATCCGACGCCGACGAGCGCGGAGTCCCTGAAGGTGCTGTACCGAACCGGGTGGCAGTCCGTCACCAGTTCGACGGCGACCTCGGAGGTCATCTCGATCCCGAAGCACGTCGAGGCAACGCTCATCTCGTATGTCCGCGCGGTCGCGGAGGCATACGAGGACGGGCAGCAGAGCCAGCGGTTCGCGGAGATCGAGGCTGGCCCGATCTTCGGAGCGGCCAAGCAGAAGGACGGAATGGTGCAGAGCCATTTCGGTCAGGTACAGCCGAACCTGTGGCGTTCCGGAACCCGGAACGGCCCCGGCTTCATCATCCTCAACCCAGTGCAGAATCCCTCGTAAGGAACGACCA